GTAAAGATAAACATAAAACTATTAAAGTAGAACAGATGATGATAGATATGATAGTTAAATTCTTTGAAGAGAATAAAGGTAGGTCATTCTCTGAGTTTCTAACACAAGAACCAAGAAAAGAAGAAACTGCTGATAATCTGGTGTTATAATGAATCTTAAATATTGGGGATTAGTAATATGTGTGTTAATTCTATTTACTTTTGGTTTAAGAAATTCTTTCCTGAGAAAACGCATAGCGAGGCTGATGGCAAAAGAGGAAAAGCATATACAGGCGAAGCGGAAGGAAAAGCTAAATATTGCGATTGCTCCTTTGCAAACAGAGATACAAAGGTCAAAAAAGGAAAAACACATAACAAAAAAAGAGTACAGGATATTACAATTCCAAGAAGAAGAACTAAGAGAAAAGCTAAAAGCCGCACAAGAAAAGTACCGAAAAGCTCATGTAGATGAAATGCGTCTTAATGGAGAATTAGCCTATGCAGGAAAATAACAAGGGTTTTTGGTTAAATGTTTTAGTTGCTTTTGTTATTTTAGCATTAGCTATACTATGTGCAAAAGTTGCACTTGCTACAGAAGTAGAAGATATACAGGCAGAACTCATTACTAACCTTGAGAAACAAGTAGAGAAACAGAAAGAAATTAATACTGATAACGAAAAGATTATAGAAGGTAATAAAAAGATAATTGAGATGCAGGAGAAACATCTTGAGCTTCAGAACAAAGACATTAATAGATTAATAGATGAAAAGGTTAAAGGTGGGGATGGGATAGTAGATGATGTGAAAAAACAAGCTGCTATTCCTATGTTTATCTGGATACTCCTAAGTTTGTTATAAGTGGACATTAAATCTCTTGACATTAAAAAATTAAAGAAACTTCCAAGAGCAGAACGATTAGCCCTTGCAGACAAGATTGATGAGTGGGAAAAGAATGTTCTTGGTGCTAAGTCAGACTTCCTGAAAAACCAAAATCCTTTCATATACTTTGAACCTTCTGATGGAACTGTATCTCCAGAGGGTATGGAGTTCCTTAGAAAGCACATCAACGAAGAGGATATACCTCCAAAGTTTGAATCTCAATTAGATGCTATTAAAGCATTAGCTGACAATAGTGTTATTGCTATCTTAGGTGCTAACCAGGCAGGTAAGACTCTTATTATTTGTATAATTGGGTATATCCTTTCTACTGGAGAAGTACCTGAGTTTTTAAAAGACATCTTTCCAAAAGAATTACTCCCTACTAAGTTTCCGGTTAAAGGTCGTGTGGTGGGTGTTGATAACAGGCAGTTGCTCAATGCTGTTTTAAGGGAGTGGAAGAAGTTTGCTCCGAAGAACTGTTTAAGGAATGGTAACTGGAAGGATAGTTGGAACTCAGAGCGTAAGACATTGACACTCTACCGGAATAATAACTTTGTATTAGCTGAAGTAGAGTTTATGACTAATGAACAAGATGTGGATTCTTTTCAGGGGGTGCAGTTGCATTGGGTAGCTTATGATGAAGAACCTAAAGAGAAAATACGAAAAGAGAACTTGATGAGGTTTATTACTTCTGATAGAATTATAGAGTTATTTGGTTTTACTCCGACTCATGGTTTGTCTTGGAGTTCGGAACTGTTCTTTAATAACGAAGATAACGATAATGTTAAGTTAATAAAGTTGGCTTCTATCACAAATAAGAAGGCTAACATAAAGATGTTGGAGGAAATAGCAACTCAGGAGACTGATTATAATAAAAAGAAGATGCGGTTACTTGGTGATTTCGTTTCTCTTTCTGGTCTTGTTTATTCTAACTTGTTTAGCGAGAAGGTTCATGTAGTAAAACCTTTTGACTTGAACATGGAAGAGTTTGTTGTTTATCGTGGGCTTGACCCACACATGACTAAACCAACCGTTGCTGTGGAGGTGGCAGTAGATAGGGAGGGTTTTAAGTATGTTGTCGGAACATATAAATCTAAACACGGAGACGACACAGAAATCATCAAAGAGAACCTGGCGAAACGAGCAGCTGACAGAAATTACAGGCTTGGGTGGACAAATTGTGACAAGTCTGCTGATAGCACTATACGCATCATTGGTGATTATAATGCTTTTGTGCTTTTGGGTAGGGGAGCTAATGCCATCCCTGCTTTGTTCAAAAGTGAAAAGTTTACTGGGTCTAAAATAGCAGGAGTAGATTTGATTAGACAAAACCTAAGAGTTGATGATAAAATTAACTTGCCAAAGTTAGTTATATTTGATATACCAGAAAACAAAGAACTTATACACTCCATGAAAACATTAGAACGAGATACGTTTGCAAATGAAGACATTAAAGTAAAAGACGATATTAAAGAAGGCAAACATGACGCTCATGCTGCGTTGCGTTATGCACATCAGAGAATAATGAACTGGATGCCTTTAAATCAAATAATACCAGAACCGGAAGAGGTTAATGAAACTGTAGGATATTAAGGAGGTTCACAATGCCGAAAGACGACTTCATAGGTACAGTAGAACGGTGGAAGCACGAAGCGCAGGAATTAAGAAGGCAGTATGATGACCAATGGACTAAGAATATTAGAAATACTAAAGGTGTATTTGATGCTGGAGAAGTAGAGAAGTCTAAGGTTAGAGGCAGGTCAAAGGTATTCTACAGGAAGATATGGGCTATATCGTGGCGTATCCTTGCATCTTTTTATCAGATATTCTTACGAGACCCTGATAATTTTAAGATTACAGGCAGGGATGGGAAATCGGATACGCTGCGTTCTAAAATTTTGCAGTTTGTCACCAAGTGGCGCTATGACATGATGATGAGAGGTGATGGTTTATTTACTCAGTTTGTGTGGGCGTTTCAGGATATTATTAATATCGGTATTTGTGTTGGTAAATTTAGGTGGGTACTAAATGAGTATGATGATAAGCCGGAGTTTGTACTATATCCACCTGAACAAGTTTATCACGATATGACCCATGCTATAACACAAAGAAAGAGATATTTTATATTTGAGAACTGGAGTACAAGAGAAGAGTTGTTGGAGTTAGGTTATGAAGATTCTCTGATAGATAAATTAGAACCGACTACTCCTGAAACTCAAATTGTAAGACAGACACGCCATGTAAATGAGAGAGACCCATTACAAGACCCTAAATCAAATGAATATTCTTCTGGTGGAAAATATAATGAGACAGGTAAAAATGAAGTTATTAAAGCAGAAGAGAAATTTGTGTGGTTTGAAACATTCTATAAAGAAAAAGGAAAGATATTCTTTGGCGCTCACTCAGGAGATACAGTCCTAAAAGAGCCGGAGGAATCTGTGTATGGCAGACGATACCCTATTGTATATGGTCAATGCCTTACCGAAGCTCATAAGGCTATCGGTGAGGGATTCCCTCAACCATTAGAAGGAGTCCAAGAGTCTATCAATGCACATCTTAATCAGAGAAAAGATAATGTTTCTCTTGCCTTGAATGGTAGAACGATTGTGTCACGCTTTGCTAATGTTGACTTGATGTCTCTAACACGGTCAAGAGCAGGAGGTGTTACTTTAGCTGATGATGTTAATGGTGTGATTGATAGACCTTTTAATAATGTAACACAGACATCTTATACTGAAGCTGCTGTAGATGATAATATGATGCAGGAGATGTCCGGTGTTACACCACAGAAGCAAGGGTTAGGAGCAGAGACTAAGGCAACAGTTGCTCAGATTAATCTGTCAGAGTCAAATGCTAAAATAGACCTTTTTGCTGCAATAGTAAAAGAGACGTTCTTTGTGGATTTCTTTTCTGTGCTTGCTGGTTTAATACAGCGTTTTGAAACGGATGCTGCAATATTGCGTGTTGCTAATGAAAACTTCAGAGACTTAAATCCTACTGGTGTTCATATATTTGATTTAGGTGATGAAGTAGATTTAGAGATTAACGTAGGTCTTGGTGCTGTAGGTCGTCAGTTTGAAGTACAGCAGAATATGCTTGCTATGGATAGAGCTAATATGTCTAATCAAGCTATGATAGGATTATTACAATCAGGTGCGGTTACTGCACAGCAAGTAAGGTTGATAGATACTACAAAGTTCTTTGAGGAAATATTACCTAAACTTGGT